GTGGTAATATAATAGCTTAGTAATCAATACAACAAGAACATACTTTCCAAAATGGTATGTTCTTGTTATAAACAAAAAATTAAAAATAAATTTTAAAAATAGAATGGAGAACGTATGATAAAATTAGATGACTTTTTAAAACCACAAATAGAACAAATTGCAAGAGGTTTAAAGGGTAAATGTATTACTATATATGGTGGCAACAACTTAGGCAAAACAAAACAAACCACTAGACTTCCTAAACCTTATGTATTGGCTTGTGAAAATGGTGGAGTATACAATGTACCAAAGAAAGATATAAGTGAATGGAAAGATTTCTCACAGGCTGTAGACCTTTTATCATCAGAAAGAACTAAAAAAATAATAAGAGAAAACTATGAGACAATTATAGTTGATGGCATAGAGTCTTTAGCTAATATGTTGAATATATATGTTTGTGATACCTATCTTAAAGGTGCAGCAGACCTAGGGGCTAAAGATAATAAAGACAGAGATTTACAAGGTGTAAATGGATATAAGATATATGAAAAATTAATAGGACAAACGATTACTGATTTAGTTTTGTCTGGATTTACTGTAGTGTTTATAGGGCACGAAGAGGAGAAGAAGGAATTTATATCTCTTAAGGGCGAAAAGAGATTGATAGCTCCTATAGTAAATAACTGCGACATAGTTGTTTACTTGAAGTCTAGTGGTGTAGACGAAAACTATAGACCTTTAAATTCTACCGCTTATCTCTTTCAAACAAAAGATTATTTTGCAAGATGTAGATACGCAGAAGCAAACAATGGATTTGAGTTTACGATAGAAAATCTTGATGCAGAGATTGCTTTAGCTATAGAAAAAGAAGAAGCTAATGGTGGATTTAAAGCACTATCTTATGAAGATAGTGAAAAGATAAGAGAGACAAAAAAAACAAAAGCCAACTTTGAAAACACTTTAGATAAAATATATTCTCACTTAGAACTATTTGAAGAAAAATCTACAGGAACTAATGATTTAATTTCAAAGGCTGTTACAATGTATGAAGGTATAATAGGAGTAGGAAAGAAAATATCTGAATGCACTGAAACACAATTAGAAGCGTTAGACATTATATTGTTTAAGCTTACTAATTTGGCAGAAGAAAATAATATTTCTATAGATACTGCCACAGAATAATATAGATACAAACCATAATGGGCAATCAGCAATGGTTGCCTATTCTTTTAAATAAAACAAAACAAGTAGGTGATAGAATGGCAAAACCAAAAACTAAAAAAGAAAAAACAAATGAAGAACTACAAGACAGTCAAGACTATAAAGACCTTATAGATTATATCTTCAAAAGATTATATGATACACCACATCCTTTAGTTTATAAACAGATTAAAGAGTTTAAAGAACAAGGCAAAACTTATTTTGGTATGCTACATAGTCTTATTTATTTTTATGATATGTTACAAAATGAAAAGAAAGATGATGTGTTTGGTGTAGGTATAATAGAATATGTGTATGATGAAGCATCTAAGTTCTATCAGCAAATAGAAAAAGAAAGAGAGAGATTATCTACTTTAGATATAGATTTAGAAAATGATGTTCAAATTATAAATAAAAAAATAAACAAAGACAAACCTATAAATAAAAAAATAATTAATATAGAAAATATTACAGAAAGTATTGGTGAATTAGATGAGTAAAGAAATAGAAATTGTAGATATAAAAGCAACTAAACATTTATTATCTTCTTTAATAACTAATCCATCTAATTTAGAAAATACTAAAATATGTTTAGAAGATTTTATAAATAAAGAATATCAAATTTTATTTTCAGTTTGTAATAATCTATATCAAAATGGTGTAGAAAATATAACTGAAATAACTATATTAAATTATCTACAAAAATATCCATTACAGTTAGCACTATTTAATAAAGCTAATGGAGAAGAATTACTAAAAGAAATAGTAGAATTAAAAGAAAACAATTATAAATATTACTACAACAAGATTAAAAAAATATCCATGCTTAGAAAACTGGATGAATTAGGTTTAAACGTATTGGAGCTATTTTGTAAATCTGCCGAAATTGATGTAAAAGAAAAAGAACGGATAGAAAATAACTTTGAGAACGCTACACTAAAACAAATACAAGATTTTTTTAGAGCACAGGTAGAAGAATGTTTTGGAACTATAGAGCATCAAGATATAGAAACTATACAAGCAGGAGACAACATTGATGAAACTATCGACAAATGTTTAGCTGGAGAAATATGGGGCATACCTTTTGCCTCTGAATATCTTACTACAGCAACTTATGGTAAGAATAAAAAGATGTTATATATTTATTCTACTCCTAGTGGTAAGGGAAAGAGCAGAAATGCTTTAAAAGATTTTGCATTCTCTGCTGCAAAAGAACTATATAATCCATCTACAAAGAAATGGGAAACTAATGAACTATATAATAGTTATAATGGTGGAATATATATACAATATGAGATGGATAACTATATGGAAGTACAACCTATATTATTAGCTTACATAGCCAATGTAAGTACATCTAAGATTAAAGAAGGTAGATTGTCAACAGAAGAACTGCAAAGAATTAGATATGCAGGACAAGTAATTAAAAATTCTAAGATGTGGTTAGCATCTGTAAAAGAATTTACAATTGAAAAGATTAAAGCTGTTGTATCTGAATATAAAAGAAAATATAATATCGATGAAGTATATTTTGATTACCTTTCTGAAAATCCACACTTGATTGCAGAATATGCTGACAAGGTTTCTGCAAGAATAGGGATAAGAGTAGACATGGTATTGACTAATTTGTCTACAGCTTTAAAAGAAGAAATATGTATAGGCTATGATGTAGCAGTAATAACATCTACTCAAATCACAGGCAACTGGAGAGAAATGAGAACCGAACAGTTAATACAAGGGGCTAAAGCTATTATTAATAAGGCTGACTATTGGTGGTTATTATTGCCTATTACTCCTGCTGATAAAGAAAAGATACAACCATTACTAAGTAAGAGCAATTATATTCAAGAACCTACACACTTATTAGCTATGCAAAAAGGTAGAGGCAGCAGATATGATAGTTCTCTATTGTGGCTTAATATAGATTACGGAACAATGCGTAGTCATGATTGTTTTGCTACTAATAGTGAATATGAATATATTAAAATGCCTAAGACTATTATAAAAAATAAAAAAGAAAAATAGAAATGAGTTTTTTTATTATGGATGTGAAAAAAGAAATAGAAGAAAAAATAAATGAAGAAAACATAATAAAAATATTAAAACATTATAGTTGTAATCCTGTGGCAAACATTAACGAATATATAATATTTCCTAGTGTTTGCCACAATAAAATATCTTCGCATAAATTATATTATTATAAAAGTTCTAAATCTTTTTTCTGTTATTCTAATTGTGGTAGCATGTCTATATTTGATTTAATAATGGAAATAGAAAATACAAATTTTAGAAATGCTTTAAAAATATTATGTGAAATATTAGATGTAGAATTTTCACAAGGATTTCAAATCCCAGATGAAGATGATACATTCTTGACACAAATACAAAAAAAGAAAGATGAAGAATTAGAATTAGAAAAGCAAAAACAATTCTTCATAGACGAACAGGAACGCACATTAAGGATAGAGTTAACTCCTATTAATAAAAGAATACTACAATATTTCTCAAGCGATTTAAGCTATTGTAAGTGGCTCTATGAGGGATATGAAGAATTTGCATTAAAACAATTTGAAATTAAATCTTATATTGTTGATGGAGGAATTATAATTCCACATTTTAATATCAACAATAATTTAGTAGGAATAAGAGTAAGGAACTTTGGTAATAAAGAAAAGTTCTTTGGTAAATACACTCCACTATATTTAGATATGACAATGTATAAACATAGTTTAAGTTATAATCTCTACGGATTAAATTTGAACAAACACACAATTAAAAATTCTAAAAGATGTGTGATAGTAGAAAGTGAAAAGGCTGTAATCAAAGCTAAGCAATGGTTTAAAAATTTTTCTATTGTTATAGGAGTTTGTGGTTCTAATATTTCTTATTGGCAAATAAATACTCTTGCTAAGTTAGGGGTTAAAGAAATATGTTTTTGTTGGGACAAAGACTATAGAGATGAAACTGAAAAAGAAAAGTGGAGAACCAAAGTTTTAAAAGTTTATAAGAAAGCAATTAAGTTTATTGAAAGAAAAGAATTTGATATCACATTAACAATAATAGATTATGATACTGTAGAAAATAATATAGAATATAAATCCAATCCTTTTGATTTAAACACGCCGAATGTTTATAAGCAGCTGTTTAAGAATAGAATATTATACGAAAACGTGTAAAAATAAATTAGAAAGAAACAGGAATTAAAAATGAACAATCAACCATTGAAATATAATGTAGTTAACAAAGAGTTAGACTTGAATAAAAAACATTTAAACCTTTTGGAAGCTATATTAAAATATTATGAGATTGAAAATATAAAAGATTTTATATCTCCAAAGTTTTCAAATACTCACGACCCTTTTAAATTAAAAAATATGCAAAAGGCTGTTGAATTATTATTTAATAGCTTAGATAAAAAAATATTAATGGAACAAGATAGTGACTGTGATGGAGTTACTTCATTTAGTATTATGTACAACTTCATTAAATTAATTAATCCTAATACTAATATAGATTACTATATACATGACGGAAAGAAACATGGTATAACAAAAGAAGTCGTAAAGAGAATTAAGAAAGAACAAATAGAATTACTTATTGTTCCAGATGGTGGAACTAATGATGTTGAACTTTCAAAAGAAATTTCAGAATTAGGTTGTAAGATATTAATTATAGACCACCATCCAATTGATAACGATAATCCATATGCTACTATAATTAATTG